CATCAGCAACACCTATATTTTTCTTGGGCTCTAAATGTATAGGCCAAGGATCTCCTCCAAGATTTAAAGTTGTAGATATTTCACAACTAAATCTATCTTTGTGTCTATGTAAGACATCTCCTGGTTTATAAATTCTTGCATATGAATATGTTGGATACAATTTAAGTCCTGTTTTCTTTTCCATAATAGGTAAGCATCTTAGTAACAAAGTTTCCATGGCTACATCTCCAAAGTGAGAATAGGTATTTGGAATTTGTTTATCAGACCAAACTCCCCAACCCTCTTCAAATTGAGAAATATATCTTGAATCAAATAAAGTTCTTGCAACTTGTCTTTTTAATAAAAAATAATTGTAAACAAACTCCGTTATTAGTTTTGGAACTGCCTCTTTAATTACAACGTATTTATTTTTTTTGAAGCTCATTTTTGTGACTCCTTTCTTTTGATATTGCTGTTTCAACAACTTTAATATTCCAATGTATAAATCTAAATGGTTCTAGTCCTGCATCAACAGCGTATTCATGAGGAACATAACCTGGAAAGATAATCATCGTTCCTGGTTGTGGTTTATAGTGTACTTGACTTGTACCCATAGTAATTTCATTTTCACTTTTTAATGGTAGTTTTGTCATAACTGCTCCTGCTCTTGGATCATGAAATAAAGGATAAGATGTTTTCTCGTTACATTTTAAAAAATAAAATCCTGATACATGTTGATTCCAATGTGTATGAGTTGAATGATGTCCTCCACCTTTTTCACTAAACTCTTGTACCCAAAATTCTGTAAAATGTACACTGTGGTTTTGTAAATTAAATCCTTGCCAATCTAAAAACTCATAGGATCGTTGACCTATAAATTGAACTAAGTCTTTAATCTTTGGATCATTAGAAAAACTCTCACTATGTTTTGATAAACCAAATGTTCCAATATCTTTTTTCCATTTAGGTTCATTTTTTAATTTATCTTTTAAAAGTTTGTCTGCTTTCTTAATATATTTATCTGTTACTTTAATTGCATTTTTTAAAAACATAGGTGCTTCTGCTACCCATATGGGTGTTTGAAAATAAAATGCAGATTTAAAATCTACGTGTCCTTTTGGTTTTGGTAATGTGCCACTGCCACCTTGTTTTATATCATTCATATTATTTAAATGGATAACCTAGATTCCATATTACTAGACTATTCCTTTCTCCTTTAGTTACGGGTTTAACTCTATGCCATACAAATGAAGGAAACACAACCAAAGAGCCTTTTGGTAATATTTCGGTACATGCTTTAATGTTAGGTTTTTTATCAGGATCTAAATTCCTAAAATCAAACTCTAACTCTCCACCTTTGTATTCTTTTGGATCTGTTAACGTTACGGTTACAGATAATTTTCTAATCTTTCCTTTTGTTGGTCCTTCTTCCATATAAGGTTTATCCCAACTATCACAGTGCCAATCATAATATTGGCCTTTTTTATAAATAGTAAATTGACAAGATTCAGAATGATCCCAGTCATAATTCCAACCTGCATTTTGATTTGCTTGATGAACATAAGGTTGAATTTCTTTATATATCCATCTATCGTTCATCCAAACAATATTTGAATCTCTTTTCTTTTGTAAATTTTTTATTTCATCTTTATTAAGAGGATTCTTTTTAAGATCTCTATCCCTACCATAACCTCCTGTGATAGCCATTATTTCTCTTTTCTTTTCTGCTCTACCATACTGCACAATCATGTCACAAATCCTTTCTGGAATTGCAGATTGAAAATACCAGTAGTAATTAGATATATTCATAATTTATAACCAAAATTGTATTTAATTTATCGGATGTATTTTCTGTAATCATATATCTTTGTGTGGCAGGAAACATAATAAAATGATTGTTTTGAATAGGTATATGCCACGTTCTATTTTTTCTTCTGTTTTGATCAAATTCAAGAATACATTCACAAGAATTAGGTTCTACATCTACAACATAAATAAATGTATAATCGGGTGAATTTTTTAAATCAACAGGATCTACATGTCGTCTTAAAAATGATTGTTCTTTAGGATGTAAAACTAGACCATGCATATTTCTTGGTACTAAAGTAAACTTATAATCTAATCTCCAATGATCTCTCATATAATCTTGCATCCATTGTAATGGTTGTGAAAAAGGTACTTTGTAATCTTTAGAAGAGTAAGCTTGAGGATTATCGGTTATTGTATCTTTTTTTAAGTAAGATTCTATAATGTCGTTTTTAATTTTCTCACGGTCAATTTCAAAACCTTTAGGCATAGAAATTTGGCCTTCATATAAATCTACTTCTGTTAATACTTTCTTATGCATACCTCTTCAGATATGTAATGAAATCTATTTAAAATGTCAATATTATTCTTTGGCTGTTTTATCCCAGGATTGACCAGCTTCATTCCACACATAAGAATGAGTAAGTTCTTCTTCTGCAGATAATACTGGAGCATCGCCTATTGGTGATTGCCATCTAGCTTCTGATGTATTTAAGACCCAACTAGCATAAGGTTTTTTAGGTAAAAACAAATTATTGTCTTCATCATAAATCATACCTATACCTGCGTAGTTACCTCTTAAAGGTGTTCCACCTAATCTGTGTTGTCCGCCCATTGTATTATAAGATGTTTTTTTCCATAAAGGCCAGCTGTGGATTCTTTCCAAAAACTGTCTTCCTACTTCTTCATCTTCAATACCATCAGCATTTTGACAATCAGTATCAGCTACAACTTCTACTGCTATAACTTTATTGTTTGCTCCTAGTTTTGCGTAATGTGCCATAATGTTCTCCTTATATATTATTTTTTAACTTCTGTAAATTCATTAATTTTGGAATTTATATCTTATTGCAACAAAACCTGAACCACCAGCTAAACTAACTTCTAATGAAGGATTACCTGGAGGGGATGCTGAATTACCACCACTTGCACCTCCTGTATTTACTGTTCCTGCTGTACCTGGTCTAGTTGGAGCTGGATCACCACCTCCTGTACCACCTCCGCCTGATCCTCCTGCACCTCCAGTAACACCTGGAGCAGGTGGATAAGCTGCAATACCGCCTCCGCCTCCGCCACCACCGGAAAAATATCTTGTACTAGAAATTGGTCCTGGAGTTCCATAACTTGGAGCTGTTGGTCCAATAAATGGATCTGCAATATAACCTCCAACTCCACCTGCGCCTCCTGTTTTACAGTTTGGTGCAGTGGCTCCTGCCGCTCCTGCTCCTCCGCCACCTGAAGCAGCGTAAGCTCCTGTAACATTAGTGTCTCCACCAGGTTGACCTTGAGGAGGTGAGGTTGGAGGTGTATTACCAGCTCCTGGTCCTGGATTATAACCACTACCACCACCTGATCCACCTGATCCAGCTGGGTTAGTAGGTGTATTACCACCTGAACCTCCTCCACCTCCTGCACTTGTTATTGTTGAAAAAGTTGAAACAGTACCAGAATTTCCTGAGTCATAAGTTGTTGGTGCGCTTGCACCTGCTCCGCCTGCTCCAACTGTAACTGTAAGATTTGCAACTGAAGCTGCTACGCCTGCTGGTGCATTTAAAGGTGAATTAGATCCTGGGGCAGTTGTAAACATTCTAAATCCTCCAGCTCCACCACCGCCTGCTCCTGACCCATAATTATGAGAAGCACCACCTGATGCTCCACCAGCAACTACCAAATACTCAAATGCAGATGAACCGGTTGGAGCACCTGCTGCTGTAATATTAAAAGGTCCAGAAGATGTAAAAATGTGTGTTTTAAAATCACCACAAGTTATAGTGGCATTACCACCCGATGCTTCAATATATGCAGCTGTTGGTGCTGTTGATTGTAAACCATCATTAGTAACTAACCATCCTTTAGTTGAATCAACATAAACGAAAGTTGTTGCTATTCCTTCTGTTTGTAAACTTGCACAAAGTGCTTCTCCACCAATATTAGAACCATTTCTTCCTATTGTTACAGCATTTGAATCAAAAGTGTCTGCATAATCTTTTACTGCAACAATATCTCCTGCTGAAGGAGATGAAGGTAATGTTACAGTTACTATTCCACCTGTTGTATTTATAAAATAACCTTTTCCTGATTCTGCAGTTAAAGGACTTGTTTTTGCAGTTGTGCACCAATTAACTGAACCTGATCTACCAAAACCTGATTGTGAAGCACCACAAGCTAAAGTTACTGTTGTGCCTGACTCACCTAATGTAAGTGTGCTCCCTGTTCTTTTTGTTACTGTATTTACTTTAATTGTACTCATAATTATTGAAATTT